TAGGCTCTATACCGCGTTGACGAAGACCAGCCGGGGTAATGTAAAGACTACCCTCTTCGGTCATTCCCCAGTTACCTTCGCCTACTTGATCATCAAGTTCAGCTTTGATCTCTTTTGGATTACCACGAGCAAGGGCTTGTCCCCAACGAATACCTAAGTCTGGTACGCCGTCTCGAATGTTGAAATCTTTTTCAATATCGTAAACACGTCCGAACAAAGAAGATTTTTCTGGAAGAGCTTTAAGGATAGCGTTATCCACTTGCTCGTCAGACAATCCCTCTGGAAGTTTGACCTGAGTACCGTCGGCCAATGTATAGAGCATAGCCATGTTTTGTACCTACCTTAGTCTGGAACTTGAATGCCACGGTCTCTTGCAACGCTTGGCTCAATAAGATTACCGTAGCCTATGTCACGTAGAATATCGGAATTTGCTTTATACACACCACCGATTACACGCTCGACTTCATTATAGGCATCTAAAAGTTTAGCCGCGTCTGTGGTTATACCAGGAGCTTTTAGCATAGCGTCTATTCGTTTGTAATCTTCTTGTGATATTTGACCACTTGCTATTCCTGAACCAACCGCACTAAGCAAATATGCGTTGTATTTTTCAATTTGTTGAGAAGTGGTTAAACCACCACTGGCTCCAAACGCTGCTCCAACGCTGCTTATTAGGTTTTCAAAAGCTCCTTTAATACCGCCTGCTCCTTCTTTACCAAGCAGACGTTTAATTGTTTGTATAGACTCAAGACCTTGTTTTTGTTGTCTAGCGTCTGTAATCATTTTAGCCATAAATTGTTTAAACTCTGGTCTCTTACCAGCTTTAGCCATTTCAACTTGTAGTTTATCGTATTCTAGTTGTTGTTTAGCAGCGGCTGCTTCTTGTGCTTTTTGTGCAGCAAACACTTTCTGACCCGCTGTTGCTATACCAGCGCCAAGACCCCGTGGATCTGTAAATGCTTCCGGTTGTGCCATAATTTGCAAGAGTGTACCAACAAACGGATCGTTAAGAACATCTTTGAAACCACCTAGTAAATTCTCAATTGAAAAACCAGATTCTCCTGTATAACTGTCAGAAGACAATAATCCTTGCGCTTTATTTTTTTGTTTCGCTTTGTAATCACCGTAGTCTATACCTGTTATAATAGCGTCTTCAGCTTTGTTTTTTGCTATAGGTTGTGCAGGAGCTTCTTCAGGTATTGGTCTAACATTAGCAAACATATGTGGACCAACGTCCATAACAGACGGAGTGCTTACAGTAGGAGAAGCAAATGGAACAAAATTTGGATCAATAGCCATTTGCCGGTTTCTAATGTTCATAGCATGTTGCCTAGCCATTGCGTCTGCTATACGCGCATCACTAGCATTTATGGTTTCTTGTTCTTGCCGTTGATTTGTAAAATATTGTTGCATATCGTTTATTATGCGTAATTCTTCAGGCGTCATAACCATATACTCCTACAACATACCTTTAATGTTTTGTTTCGGATTTTTTAGAATGTACTCGACAAGCGCGCTTCTAAAAGCATTTTGAGCTAATGTTTGATAATCAGGACGGGGATTAACAGGAGCAAACGGTCCTGCGCCTAGACGACCGGGAGGAGCATAACTGGCAGCAGATGCTCTAGGAGAAATTGACGAGCCTTGAGCTTGTGCAGGTTTACTTGTCGCTGCGTTTGTTGCAGCTATAGCAGCAGTTGCTAAATCCTTACCATATTTTTCTCTTTGTTTTTTAAGCCAGTCACTCATAGACATGCTTTCTTTTTCACCTTGGTACATATCTTCAGGCTCATAACCAAGGTTTGGACCAGCAGCGGTTGCTCTGCCTAAATAATCTACGCTACCTAGATCCATTGGATCATATGTCATCCTTTGATTTAGCTTAGGCTCTAGTGCTTTACCTGTAATATCTGCGTCCCACGGATCATATTGTAATCCGCTAACATAACCCATTTCTTTTGTGACTTCAGACGCTTTTTTAGCCTGATCTTTAAAAAACTCTGGTTTAAACAAAATATCAAGTAAATTGCTACTTTCTTTTATTTTTGGAGGAGTAGCAGAAGGTCTATTATAACCTGCTAAGTATGGAGAAGACGCATCGTATGCAGCGATGTCTCCTTTTAAGAAACTACCCATTTAACACCTTCCCGTAATCTACTTGGTAGTAACCGTCTGTGCCCATGACAACTGCATCAGGCATAAAGTCCAGTACCTCTTGAGCCAAGACGCCAAAAGCAGGTTGATCTTTGACCATCTCCTTTGCCTCTTTTGTCCACTCCCAGCGATACACCGGTATACCGTTTGGCAACTTACCAACGCGCTTGATTTCAGTCTTGAGCCTAATGTCTGAATATTTAGATATAGCCGCACTACCTAGCGTTGCACCGATGTTTGCAGCTTGGCCCAATGCTGATTGTTTCTGCATGGTTTGTGTACCAAAGCCTTTGGTCAGTTCGTCAACGGTTTGTGTACCACCGAGGCTACCAAGACCGCCAAGAATACCGAGATACCTTGAAATCCTATCTTGTAACTCTTGAGCACCACCCGTAGCCATTCTTGCCTCTTCGGCCAATCTTGCTGCTTGTCTGCTCTCAATGTCAGCACCAATAGCTTCTTGCAGACCAGCTTGCATACCGCCTAGGCCAAGAATGTCTGATCGTAGGCCACCTAAGCTAGCCAAAGCCTGTTGTCTGCGTGTTTCTTCTTGACCCAACGCTTGAGCTAATTGTTGCTGTACAAGATCTTCGCGCTGACGTTGTTGTAGCGTCTGCATTTCACCCAAGGCCGTAGACCCCAGACCAAATTGCCCAGCTTCCATCGCCTGTTGTTGAGCTAGTTGCTTGTCCCGCTCGGTCATTGCGCGAGCTTGGTTAGCTATATCACCTGTTTGTGCTTGGAATATCGCAGAGGTTCCAGGTGCAGCCGTTGCCATACCGTACTGTTGAGCATATAGGTCTTGAACACCCGGAGCAAATCCAGCAGCTTGCTCACCTAGAGCACCGTACAAGCGCTGTGCCTCAAGCGTCTGAGCACTGTCTTGTGGCAATAAAGACCCACCAAAAAACGTAGACTGGCCAAAAGCTGACTCTAGACCAGGCAAAGCGCTTTCTAAGTATGGAACAATTGGAGCATAGGGATCAGAAGTTCGTGTTCCCGTCGTTCTGCTCTCAAACGGATTTTGTACTTGTTTAGTTTTTGAACCCATTATAGCCTCTTCACGATAGTCGTTGTTTTATACACGTAACCGTTCGGTTTTAACTTTCGTTCCCATCCTCGCCTACCTTCCATCTCTACAAACTGGTACCCCAGTGTTCTGTAGTAGTCTTCTATCATTGGTAACCCGTGTTCAAAATTGAACTCACCTGCTAACGCTTCGACATACACCCCGGTACTTTTCGGGTACTCCGCTTTGGAGATTTGAAAGATCCCTAAGAGCTGCTCGTCGCTTCCTTCGATGGTCCAAAAGTCTGAACGTTTCTCCAGCGCGCTCAGCGCAAAATCTACCGGCCCTATGTACTCCGAGTTGTTTGAGCGTTCTATCGAGCGTTTGTAATATTCCAGACAACTTACCACTAAGTCCTTGAAGCCCGCGTGGTGCGGGTTAGCTAGCTTATAACTGTACCCATGATCCAGCGGAGTTATAAAAGTAAATGCCTTCCCCGCTTCCTGGGTTCCAACTTGTTCCATCTGCATACCTTATGTCCCCTTGTTGTGGCTTGGCAGGGGCAGAGTATACCACATCTAAATGTCCATCGCGAACTACGTCCAGAACCGTAGCAATTTCTATAAGCATATCCTGTATGTAACCCGGCAACGCCGCAGGATCTGTAGGTACCGTAGACGGATTAAATCTTTGAAACTGTACCGTCATCGATCAGACACAACTTCTGATTCAAGTGCGTAGCCAGACAAATTAAACCTTGTGTCTCCGGTTGTTTCAAACTTGACCGCTATGTACCTACCCCGTACACGACAATCCACTTTGTTGTCTTGACCAATGCGGAACGTCACGGGATCAGAATACGTCACCCCTTCGTACGGGTTTAGCTCACCACCAATGCTAATCCTTACCGTGCCTGTCCCCTCGATGCGGGGATACATTCGTGTAACAGACTTGACCATATTGGTATTACCAGCGTGTAGACCTACGCGCTCTAGAATACAGGTAAAGTCTGTACCGTCGAAGTCGTTACCGTAATCGACCAAGTACAACTTTGTATCAGCGGTGCCACAAATGAGCACCGAGTCACGGGTAGGACTATAGGGACTAAAGCCCCATGTGCTTGGTGTATCGTCCCACGAAGTAGTCGCATTAGCCCATGAGTTTGTATACGTGGGGTTAACTATGCCTTGTGATATGAACCGAGTACCTGGTAAATCTCTGGTGGTCCAAGAGTTGTCAACGTAGTTCCAGATCAAAGCCTTGTTCGGCAAATCGTTTGTAGCGTCAGACGAAGCATAGCAGAACCATACCTCGTTCTTGATCTTGTTATGAGCACAGAACGTACGGTAGATTGAGTCCTGCTCTAGATCATTAAAGAAGAACGTACGAACTTGATCGTCTATGATACTACGGAGCTGAGTGCCATTATGGATATATATATCATCAGGACTGACAAAGACATGCCGACCATCTCCAAGTGCTACTACAGCGTCTCTTGCAATTAAACCAGCGTTTTTAAAGCGCTCACGTATCTGGAAAGTAAACGCACCGCCGACGTACGTCATTGCGTATACGCTATCTTCCTTGTATACCATAAGTTCGTTGCCCAACGCAAGGGCGTTTAAGATATGTCCCTTTGTACCACCGATGGTAGTTTGACCGGATTCAGACGCGGTACTTGCAGTATTCCAAGTATCAGCACCGTTGCTCGACGAACCCTCTGGAATAGCATCGCTCCAACGAACAGAGAACGGCAACGCTGTGCCACTATCTGTCAGATTAAGAGCAATCAAGTGGTTCTTAAAGGGGACAATGGTTTTACAACGGAGAGTACCAGGCCAGTTAGTCAGGTCAGAAAACTGGCTGTCGCCTTGTGCATATTTCTGCGGAACATCGATGCCGTTGGTACAGACAAGCACACCGCCCAAGATACCACCTTGCCAATTGTTGGTCGTGCCTGAGATTGTTGTATACGACCCGGAGCTACGAGTAACAGTAGAGTGCGTAGTGTCGTTGATTTGGTAAAGTTCGGTAAGACCACCGTAGATCCACAGATCTGTAGACCCTTTTGTCCAACTTATGGCCCAATAGGGAGCAGCGCTTGGTGTACCTAGAACCTGAGTATGACCGTCTATACGACCAGCCTTCTTGTCTATGAACCTAGCATTTTGTACATCGTTGAACATGTTTGGTGGCATGTCGTATGGAGACAAATCGTGGTTAAACGTGAAACCACCCTGTAGTCCATTGATGTCAAAAAGTTCTTTAGCCATCAGTGCGTGTCCATACCGTTTTACCAAACGATTGAAGAGCTATAAAGGTACCGTCTTGGAACAAAAGGTTATCACCGTTTTCTTGAACTATGTTAAACATGTCACGGTCAAAGTTGGTTGAGTTATCTGCCTCGCTAGGCCAAACTGTACTGTCGTAACTTTGTAAAACAATGTAGCTATCGTCTTGGAACAGTAGGTTACCTTCGTCTTGTTGAGTAAGCGTATTATTGGTATTGGTCCAAAATGATATGTAGTATTCTTGTTGTAGGATAATATTGTTTTCTGTGAGAAGATTACGACCATCCTCTGCTAGAAGTTCGTTAGCCATACTTATGCTCCTCTACGGACCATACCCCCTGGATCACCTTGAACACTCATGGTCATAACTGTACCACTGTATCTCGCCGCGTCTTCAGCAGCTCGAACAGCGTTGACAGCTTCTAAGTAAAGAGCTGAGAAGCGTTGGAGCTGTTCGTTATCGTTAAGATATACAGCCCCTTCAGCACAAGAGCCGAACAAATACAACTCAGGGAAATTGTCAAGAATGTTGTTAGTTGCGACACTAGAGGACAAAGGGGTGAGTGCTGAATAGTAATTGATTCCGAGGGTGTAGGACCCGTCAGGTGTAGGAGCAATTTTAATATCCTCGCCGATAATAGAGTAAGCGCGTGGTACGCCGTTGGTGTAAGTACCGTACTCTCTGCTCAGCGATTCAGGCGACATATACGAAAGAGCGTAACTATTGCTTGTACTATCATAGACAACGTTACGTAGTTCTAACATATCTGACGGAAGATTGTAGAAGGCCGTGCCAGAGACGGTGGTGGTGTTGGCACGGACCATGTTAGCACGAGCACGTACGTCTCGATCTAGCCTGCGTTCGGTCAACGTTATAAAATCAGGAATAACCGCGTCCAGATCGGAGCGGTTCAAATAGTTAGCAATGCTTGTCCTTAATTGGTCGTAGGTAGACAGAGCCATTAGATCGTGCTTTCGTGTGTCCGAAGCCACCTGTACGAAGGATCATTAAGAAGTTGCTTAACTTTGGGCATATGATCTTTATTAAAGACATCAACGCCGAGTTCTCTTTTCCACTTTTCAATCACGACCAGTGGAATACTAGCGACCTTACGCATCCCAGGGTTAACCTGTGGACCATACATTGAGTCGCCGTTAAGTTCTTTCTTATTGAGCTCTAGCAGGGGTTCAATATCCTGCACACGGTGGACAATCATGCTGTCCGTTTCGTGATCGTACTTGGCTTTTGTTTTAATAGGGGAATCCATGCTAACCTCTAATTGGGGAGAGCCACTAGGACCCTCCCCGTTTTAGACTTACGACAGGTCGTATACAGCGCCG